TTCCAACTGGCTCATACGCAGGTAATTCAAAGGATATAATGTCACCAGCGCTTAATCCTGTAAATCCTCTACATTGTAGTGATATTTTCTGACTTTCAAACGCTTTCTTTTGCGCCTCTCTTTTTGTGATAATGTCCGCTATGTTAAATCTGTCTTGGTCATTGTGTATATTAGAAGTTGTAGATTGATAATAGATTTTGCCGTCTTTGTAATCACTTAAAATATGTCCAGTTCCGTCATTGTACAATGGCAATATAGATTTTGTACTTGTCTTGCCACCTTCTCCATCGTGTTCTGTGTGAAAGCTCTTCTCAAAAAACTTATGATAGTCAAACTCGTACTCATCAAACGTTTTATACAGCGCATCGTGTATGACACACTTACTTCCATTGACGCCATTACGCAAGTTCTGTAACGTATCAAATTGACTGTCTATACTATACCCATCAACAATCTGCATATCTTTGATAATGTCATTCTCACCTGTTCCACCTTTTATACTCTTTGGTTTGTCAACGAATTTAGCAACAACAGGTCTAGCACTGCCATCTGTGATCGCTAATAAACTCTCTAAACTACGTAAATGAAATCCTAACGCTGTTTCGTAAAAATACATACCTGCGCTCTCAAACTTACCTGATTGTGCTTCGTTACATAGATATTGTATTGAATCAAATGGTCTCATTCTAGGCATCACTATTTTTCTTGCGTCACGTGTTTGTTCTAAAAAGAAAGTCTTTTTGCTCTCTAATTGTGTACGTAATATACTCAATATCATATCGTCTATATTCTCGTCAAATGATTGATTGACACGTTTTAATTCATTACGTATCATTTCTTTTGAACAGAAGTGTAGTATATAAGTTTGTACACGTGGACCTAAGCCTTGTCTTGCTTCAATCTTGTATATGTACATAGGATTACCAGTCTCTGATGTAAAATCAAATCCACGACTTGTTCCTGGCGTAAACAATTTAAATTCTAATCTTTCGTGTCCTGTCAATGGTAGATGATTAGGTATGTTCTGCGCATCTACAACGACAATACTTCCTGATAGTGTTTTGTGATTAATACTTTCTTGTATATTAATTTCTAATACTTGCGTCTTTATACTGACACGCTTAGGTGTTGCGCTACCATCAGCTGATGAATATGACACCAACTGTATATCGCCTAACGCATATTGTCCTGGTCGTTTTAATTTGGATATATCTATTTGACTATACATTATACACTCACTAATCTTTCAAATTCTTCTAATAATATAGGTAGATAAGTTGGTGATATGAGTTTGATTCTAGCTTTCTTGTCTTGTAGTCTTTGTTCGTATTCTCTATTTGATACACTCACTGCGCCAACTGTATCACTTGTCACTTCTATCAGATGTGATTGATCTATTGATGATTGAGGACCACTGGATTGTACTTTTTCAAAATGATGTATACCTTCTGGCAAAGTATATTTGTCTTTTAAATAGTTCTCAAAGTCTTGGTATGATAGTGGCCAGTCATAATATCTGTCTTGTACATCATTCGTTAATAATATGACCCAATGTAATTCTGTATTACCAAAGTGTTTCATCGCAGTTAATTCTGGTGTCTCTCCTGGTGGTACAACATATTCTGATATAAGACTAGCCTCGTCTTTAATCTTCGCTCTAATCTTTACACGTCTAAACAGATCAGTAACTAATTTCTTATTACCGTCTCCTTTTATATCGTACTTACCTTTAGGGAACATTTCAAAATACATATTAGAATCCTTGTGCTACTGTTTCTTTTGTCATTATCTCTGTTTCTGTAAAGTCTAAATTCATTTTTATAATGACTGGTGGTGCACCTTTTTCATCAGGTACATATGTGTGAAATTTACCATCTGGTGCGTAATCTATGCTACAACCTTTTAGTACGCAACGACTAATTTTAGGTATGTATGAGTTAACTCTGTCTCTGTACATATAAGTTATTTGAAATTCAGATGGTGTGTTAAAATATCCTATGAAACTGTTTTGATGTTCTGGTAACATATGAAATCTAAACAATTGTATAATTTTGTGTACTGCGTCTTTTTCTCTTTCTGATTTAGGCGCAAATGTAAATGGAAAACTAAACTCTCTAAATGGTACACCTGTAAATATCGTCTCTAAATTAGGGTTCTTTGCTTGTCCTAATGATTTATCATAAACAGCTCTTGCGTTTTCAAATCCTGGTATAATACTAGCCGCACCAAATAATGCTGTTTTACCAATTTCCATTCCAATACCAGATATACCTTCACCACCAGCTTTTATCTTGTCCATAATACCTGGATTGTTAATCATACCACCTATCGCTTTTCCTAAATCACCAGCAAGTCCTGTTTCTGTCGCATCATAATTAGCTGTGTAACTGAATTTAGCAGCTTCGCCTGGAGTGTATAATATAATACTATCTGATACATAGGTATGATTACCACCTATTTTACTCATAAGACCAGATTGTACACCTCTTAATCTTGTTGAGTTACCAATTCCTTTACCTTTGATATTCTTAATCTTGTCAACGGATATACCTGAACCTTCACCGACTATCTGATCATTATTGACTATTCTACCATTATCAAATGTTTGACTTTTAAATTTTGATTCATTGTGTCCGATAATATCAAATATGATGTAATGGCCTTCACCCAAATTCGCTGTCTCTTCTGGATAGTATACAGAACCATATTCATATGGGTTAACTTGCATATGTTGTTGTGGTGCTGTATCTGATATTTCTAGTGGTGATTTATTCAACAATTTAGCAGCAACTTTAGATGTTTGTTGTGCATCAGCGAAATTAGATAACCCTGATGTAACTTTGTTCATTACAGTTGTTGCTAGTTTAGTCTTTATAAAATTCCCTACTTTTGATGTCCAAGCCATTTGTATCCTTTATAAGTATTATCAATATTTATATGAAAATGAAGAAGTCTTTTAAGGGAATATACAGACCTACGAACCCAAAGAAATATGTAGGTAATCCAAACAACATAATCTATCGTTCATTACTAGAGCGTAGGTTTATGGTATACTGCGACACACATCCTGACATTATACAATGGGCTAGTGAAGAGTTACCAATACGTTATTATAATCCTATTGATAAGAAATGGCATAGATATTTCCCTGACTTTCTTGTAAAGACTTCTAAAGATAAGAAATATATCATAGAAGTAAAACCATCACGTCAAACAAGTAAACCAAAAGCACCTAAAAGGAAAACAAAAGCATTTATGCGTGAGAGTTTTGAGTATATTAAAAATCAAGCGAAATGGGGCGCAGCGATGGAATATGCTGAAGATAATAATGCTGAGTTTAAGATTATAACTGAAAAAGAATTGGGTGTAAAGTTCTAACCGTACGTTGAGTCATTCAACGCTTCAAACGTTCTCTCTGGTCTATTATTAATCATACCAGCGACAGTCATACCACTAGCTGTACTTAAATTAGAATTGTTTTGAACAATAATACTTGATGGTGCAGTTGTTAATTGTCTTTCTCTTTCTACTTTAGCAAAGTTTTCAGCTAAACTAGCGTCACCAACAGCTCTTTTATTTGCATATAATGAACCAGTAGTATCTATTTGTGATTTTATACCTAAATTACCACCACTAGCAACTTGGTCATAGAATATACTATCTTTAGATAAATTACCTTCATCTAGTGATCTTTGAGCCATAATCTTGCTAGAGTTATCTGTGTAATCAGATAATTCAGATTGAGGTACAGCCGCAGCCATTTCACCTTCTGCTTTTTCTGTCTTCATTTGTTCTGCTGTTTGTTTTTTCTTTTCTTCTTCAGCAGCACCAATTTCTGGTATCTCAAATGCTTTAGGTAAAAACTTATTGACAAATCGTATCGCACCATTTATCATATTCTTAAAAAAGTCTTTAACTGATTGTATTGCGTTATTCCAAGTCTCTTTTAATGAATCCCACATATTACCTAAAAAGTCTTTTATTTTAGTGAAGTTTTTGACAATTAATCCTATCACTGCGACTACTGCTAATACTTTAGCCATAATCAATACTCTAGCCACAGTAAATACTTTTGTTATACCTTTGAATGCATTTCCTAAATTAGTAAATACTTTTCCTATACCTCTACCGAAGTATTTAAATGTATCCACAGTATTAGTGACTGCATCTTTGACTTGTGAGAATGCGTCTTTTACAGCTACAAACGGAGCCATAAATCCTTCTTTTAACATTTCAATGAACATAGGAGTTTGTGGTGCGAGAGCATTTGTATCACCACCACCTAGATTTAATTCTTCTGCTTTCTCACGTTGTTTAATTTTCTTCTCATCTAATTCCATTATCTTCTTATCTAACTTCTCTTTTGCTTCTTGTCTAGCTGTATCATCAGCAAAATATCGTTCTTGTAACGTTTTTCTATTATCTTGTATTTCTTTTTCTAATTTGATGATTTCTTTTTGTTTATTATTATAAAGAATTTTCTCTTGTCTAATTTGTTCTTTTGTTAAAATCTCTACTTGTTTACTGTCTTTGTCAACTCTAGCAATAACACCTTGTTCTCTTAACTTATCAACTTTATCTTGCGATTGTCTTTCCATCTCAGCTCTTTGAGCTACAGCTTCAGCTAATTGTTTATTGTAACTACCTAAATCTATACGTAAATCTTCTACAATCTTTTCTAATTTTGAGAACGCCTTGCCCACGTCTTTTATTGAACCGTCTTCTATTTGTGCTGTTAACTCATCTATCATTTTAGGAATAGATGGGATAACAGTTTTAACTGCGTCCTCTAAATGAAATGTAGCGTTCTCAAATATAGCTTTACCAAGTCTATCTACCGACTCTTGTTCTAAATTGATTTCTACGTCTTCTATTTTAGGTAATGCCATATTATCCTATTTGTTCACTTATTGGTTTATCTTCTTTTTTCTTATCAGATATTTGACTAGGTTTACCATTTACGTATATACCAAACCAAGCCGCACCTGCACCTACGATAACAGATACAAACGCTGCTTGAGCATTATTAGGTGCTGCTAAATTCATAAACCAAGTTGCTGTTTGATAAAATGCTATGCCGTATGCAACCATTAGACCTCTTGGTACAATACGCCAGTTAGACATAACTTGTGGTATTTCTGTTTTAATTAAATACCATAAATCACTCTCTATTAGTTTTTTAATTATCATTTACATCTCTCCTTCATCTATTTATATGTTACTTTCTACTTTCTGCTTCTCTCTTTTGTCTTTCGTTTTCTTCTTTTATGTGATTAATTAACATTTGGACGTAAATATCCCGTTCCCACGGCATAAAGTGAATTATGTCGCTGTATGCGTATTTGTGATGTTGCATTAAAGCAAAGTTAGTCTCAAAGAAAGCCTCTAGGGAACTATGGGAGAGGCAGATTCGAAAAAATCCGCTAAGCCGTTAAATGTTATTTTACTGACTTTTCCTGTTTTAGGATTTTTTACTTCCGTTTCGTGCCTCAATCTAGGCATAGTTTCAAAGAAATGTTTGATCTTATCAAACGCTCCTTGTGGTAGTTGCTCAAAGAATTTTTGTAACTCTTCTGGTGTACTATCTTTTCCTGGATAAACCTTATCGCCCTCAAATATATGATCTACACAGTTTACAACTATACTGAATATAGTGTTGTAACTGAAGTCCATAAGTGATTTCCCTGCGTCTACAGTTTTCAATGTAGGATATTTTAATACTACGCCAAGTTTTCTTTTTTCGTCTATTGTTATAACGTTTGTATGTGTGTCATCTACTTCAACATTTACTTTTGAAATATCAACTTCCACATCGCCATATGTTTGTTTGTCGTCTGGACACAATACTCTAAATTTTGCTACCTCACCAACTGACTTACTTCGTATCTGTAAGAAGATATATTCCAAATCAAACACAGGTAGATTTTCTACATCTACTGTATCAAATGTACACGCTTTAACTACGTCCACAGTTGCTTGTTTAACTTGTTTCTCTTCTCCTGATTCTAATGCAAGTAACAGTATCTTTTCCTCTTTAACCAAAAATGGTCGGAATTGGATTACTCGTTCTTCGGAAGGTAATGTCAACTCATATCTAGGTGTGTCAATTACTGGTAATGCCATTATATCTCCTTATTATATAATATTATATATTTAGTGGTGGTAATTTAAATGGTGGGAATGCTCTTCCTCCAGTTACTTTACCGAGTGGTACTCTTCTTCTTAAAGCACCTAATACATCACGCCCTGCTCTTCTGATCTCTGGTGGTAACTTGTTCAATAGTCCAGCTAATCCACCGACACCTTTAACAGTAGGTATTCTACCATTCGCACGGCCTAATTCTATGCCACCAGTTTTGTCAATGAAGAAGTTAATCCAATATCTAAATTTAAATGTAACATCAAAACTAACTACTCCGTTTGCTTGGTGACTATAATCTATACTTCCAATACTTGCTGGATAACAATCAAATAATTGGACAGCATATGTAATATCGTCTCTTTCTTGTCTGCTTTCGTATTGTCCTAACTGATATATTCTCATATCAGAGACATAGTTTTTGTAATAATTGTAATTAAATGAGTCTAAACTAAATGCGGCGTTCTGCCATAACTCAAAATACGTTCTCTCTCTTAAAAACTTATCTGAATAAAATGTTGCTGTAATATCTTCACTTCTAAAATTAGTAACGTGGTGTCTTTCTGGTCCATTGTGTTTGATAGTTGCGAAATCTACTGTTCTATCAGGTAAACTAATTTTACTACAAAATGCTTGAACACGTCTAGCGTTCTCTTGTTGGTATGTACGCATTTCTGTTTCAGATTTAAATGATGAATTTCTTTCTAATGCGACATCACTAAAATCAGCACCACTATCAGAAAAATCTAATTCTGTTGAAAATCCTTTAGGTAAGAAAAACTCCACATAATATCTTCCTTGTCTAGCGAATCCTTCCGCCTCGTTAACCATAGCAAGAAATCTACCCATTGTAGTTTCTGGACTACCACCTTGTTGTCTTCTTAATCTTGGATCAGCATTAACATTGTCCAATGATCTATCACGTGGTATACCAATTCTTACGTCTATTCCACCAATTCTTTTTCCGCCTCTAAGCACAGCCATTAGTATGGACTTCCTTTCCTAAATTGTTGTACAGGTAAATACACAGCGAAAGCAGCTTCATCAAAATCAACTCTTAAAAAACTACTTCTCACATGCGAATACAAATATCTTTTAACTGTACCTTTTATCAATCTTACACCTTTTACTCTATTCCAACTTACATCAAATCTATTACTAGACTCTACCCTATTACTTATCGCAAATCTTTGTAACTGTTCTAATAATCTAAATCTAGCTAATGGTGGTAGATAATGAAAGTTAATACCAGTAAATCCACCAGGTATACTTTCAATAGGTATAACAAGTGGAAATGCGTCCCAATATGGTAGTTTCGCCTTTGTCTTTGCGTCATATATGAAGAAATTTAATCTTCCTATACTTGGTCTACCAGTTAGTTTACCGTTACGCATTAATCTTCTAGCAGTAACTTTATCAGCAACACTTGTAACTGTTTTTCTATACCAGTCACTACTTCTCTTTACACCACCTGCCTTATCTACTAAAGGGTCTAAAATTGATATTGCCATAAGACTATTTATATAAAAAAAAGAGGTGCCATTTCTGACACCCCTTTAAAGTTAACAATGTGAGAGAGATAAATTACTCGTCTTCTGCCAATTTACTAAAATAAGACAACGTATCGTCATCATCAATAGCAGTATCCGAGTTAGTATTAACTTTTTTAACAGAACCGTTAGTTTGCGGCGGGAGGTCTGCTGACTCCACGGTCTCTGTTTTTCTCGCACCCGTAATTACCCTATTCAGTTTCTCTTTAAGTTCGTCATAGGATTTAAAATTACTAGGGTCCAGGAAAGGTTTAAGAGGATGTTGTTGTCCCCAAATTGTTTTGATCTCTTCATCTGTAGGTTTCACTTGCGATGTACCTTCAAATTCAGATTTATCATAGTTCCAGTAACCATCAACTTTTCTAATTTTCAATTTGAAATTAGCGCCTTGCCAAAAGTCAAATGGGTTAATAGGTTTCTCATCATCAAAAGCTGGTTGCATTGCTTCTGTGATTTTATCAAATATCTTTTTACCAAATTTGAATAAGAAAACCTTACCTTCGTTTTCTGGATGTTTAGGATCAGAAACTACTAGGATATTTGAGAAGTAAGATAATTTTCTTTTTCTCTTTCTAGCAATCTCTTTATCACTATCAACACCTGTGTTCCATAATCTTGTATTCTCTTCTGACACAGGGTCTTTTTGGCCAAGTGTAGTTAGAGAGTTTTCAATATACCAACCACCAACATCTTGGAATGCGTGAGACCAAACTCTTTGCCACGGCATATCTTCTGATGCTGTCGCAGGCAAAAATCTAATAACGGCATAACCGTTACCAGTTTTGTCTAACTCTGGTTTCCAAAATCTATCGTCTTGGTATTTTGATTTACTGTCTTTTTCTTCTGAATTGACGTTAGATGCTTCTAACGCTTTTGTTAACTTATCAAAGTTACTTGAGGATTGTTTTAATGCTTCAAAATCCATATTTACTCCTTATTTTTATATTCGTTGTATTTGTGTTACCTGTATATTCGGTATCAATGTTATTTATAAGACTTTTTCCACTTGTCATAATTTTTTCTGAAGTTGCCCTTTTTGACTTCTCTACATTCTTTAGGTAGAGACCTTTCTTGTAAACACTTCTTCATCTTTTCACAAGCGTTGACTATCTTATCTAATATAGTATATATTATTCCATCAAACATATGTACATATTATCACAAATCAAAGATTTTGTCAATAGTGGAATAGGTTATATACTTCAGATTAGGTTGGTCTAATTCTGGTATAATCCTATTGACTTCATCATTACCCTTATTGGCAATGTTTACTTTATAGAACGTCTTATCGGGATTCCACTTCATCAATAAGTTCCATTGTTTAATCCAATTCTCTGGTGGTGGATTTTTGTTGTTTTCGTGTACATAGTGTTTAGTGTTCTTATAAAGATTGTTGACCTTATTACTATTTGAGTATATGTCGTGTCCTATTAAATAAACATCTGTAGGTTTCTCTACCTTACATCCAATATACCCACTTGTTGGTCCTGCCGCCCATCCGTGATCTTTAGGGTTCATAATATCATTAAGAGATACTGCCTTGTCATTTGGTTTACACCAACTTATATTGACTGTGGCAACATTTACATTTCTTTTTTCTCTATCTTTATTCTTTTTAACTATGGTAGCAAATCCTTCTAACCTAGAGCCGTGTATTACAAACTCTTTACAACCACGTCTATCATTCTCTTTTATAATCTTTAATTGTTTTAACTTCTCTATATCTTCTTTGTTGACATCACTTGTCATACCTGCTAACATTAGATCATAATGCATTTCAGGTATCTTTTCAAAGTCTCTAAAATAACATTGGTTCTTCCAAGCGTATGTACTATGATATATTTCGTGTATGATACCGTGGTCAACAGATATTAATGCGTCAGGTGTAAATTCTCTATACAAAGCATTACATCCATAAATCTTACCATGCTTTCTTAACTTTGTCAAGTCAAAGTCTTTACGACTTTCACCATTACCAATTAAAAACAAATTACTCATTATCTTTTTTTAGTTATGTGTTGATAGTCCAAGTATTGTGAACACCACTCATAAAAACTATCATTGTTAGCTGGCCACAATTCAGCAGCACCTGGTAGTTTTCTAAATTGTTTATATTCTTCTCTAACTTCAGCCTCTGTTAAAGGTCTTTTATTACTTTGTATTTCAGGTTTGGTATGTTCCGCCATTCTGGTACCTCATCATTAATTGCTAAATCGTCTGTATTTTTATTTACTTTGTAATATGTTATACTAGGATATTTCTTAAACACCATTGCCATTTGACCTACCCAATTCTGACTAGGTGTAGCTGCGTTAGTCACAGGAGCATAATTTTTAGTTCCTTTGTAAATATTGTTTATATTATTTGTGTTAGAATATAAATCAAATCCTACTAGATATATCTCATTCGCTCCCTCATACTTTGACGCAAGATACATAGCAGTTGGACCAGCAGCCCAACCCAAATCACGTGGTGTCATATGGTCATCTAAATTTTCTGATTTATCGTCATCATCACAATAAGATATGGTTAACTCGTGGTCATTTATTTGTTGTAGTTTTCTTTTGTCTCTTCCATATTTTTGTATAAGTCTATCTAAAGAATTTAATTGTGTTCCGTGTATAACAAATGAATTTGTATTATCTGTACGTGTGTTCTCTTTGATTGTGTTAAATGACTTCAAATAATTTACTTTATCTGTATTCATACCACAGTTAATTGTTTTATTGAAATCATCAATAGGATGTTTAAACCATTTTCTAAAATAACATCTATTATATCTAGCGTAACCTGACCAATATATCTCGTGCATTATACCGTGATCTACGGCAACTAAATTATCTGGTGTCCAATCTCTATATAAAGCATTACAACCCCATACTTTACCTTTGGCACGTAGTCTATCTAAATCAACTTCTTTTCTACTCTCACCATTACCTAATACATATGCTTTAATCATTTAGAAATACTTCCTTCATAATTAGTTTTGACTTGGTTGTGTTAAATGTTATAAATGGTTTTATTCTGGTAAGCGTAAATGAGATTTTAGGCCATACAACTTTCTCGGTAATTTCTTTATCCCAATTTTTAGTAAAGTTAAGAAAGTGATTAAGCACGACCGCGGTCTGGTAACTAATTCTCCTCTGGATAAGTAAGCGTAAGACTCTAGGATGTTGTCCATTATCCACATTAAAAGCCACATCAAAAGAAATATTACGAGAAAGAAAGTCATCACGCATCCGTAAGCAATCATCCCTAAAATGGTAGGTAAATGATTCTTTACGTTTTTTGTAATCCAAGTAAATGTCTCTACCATCATTTCGTAACAACGAACCAATCCATTTTTTACCATCGTCAATAAAGTTTGCAACGAAGAAGTCTGTAATCTCATCTTTATTATACCTCGTACTTAATTTATGAAAGAAATATCTGTCGTTTCTTTTTGTAAACGTATCTAATTTACAATTAACCTTTCCTTCATACTTATGATAGTCGTAAGTGTCACTAGTAAAGTGTAACTTAATAGCAAGATATGTTTTATATACATCAAACCCACCATACATATTAAACTGGTAACACTCCTGCTGTTTTAGGCAAATAGTTTAACCTTTCTGCCTCTACCTTAATTTTTTCTTTTAATGGTTTAGATAAAAGATTATTAACTGTTCCTGTATCTATATTATTTTGTTCACAATAATGAACAATACCATCTATGTAAGATAATTTTTTATCTTTACATAAATTTTCTATAATTAAACTAAACTCCTTTGAGTTCATCTGTTAAATACCTCCAACTGACTGGAAAATGTTCCTGACAGTGTTTGTGCATTTGGTGTGTAACCATTCTGGTTTCTACCTGTGCATCTGGTTTGTTTCTTAAATTACATACTCTAGCAAAAGCGTATAATGTTCCTGACCATATCCATTCAGTCATCATATTTTGAGGTAACACCATTCTCGCCATTTCTGGCGCAATGTCCTTTTGTAACATATCGTTATATAGTTCTTTACATTTCTTAACAAAATCAACTATATCATATGGTATTTCTTCATCGCTACTACCTTGTTTTTTATTCTCTGCCTTTTTACGCCAAGCAAATGGAATATAGAATTGTGGCTCTTCATCCACATATCTTCTACTGACTTCATTCCAAATTAATCCTACTTGATGTTTTACTAATTGTCTAGCCACAAAGACAGGCGCTTTAATTCTAAATTGTAAACTTGCGTGTCCAAATGGTGACCAATGATTGTGTGTTGCTAGATACTTGATAAGTCTTTCGTCCTTATCATCAAAGTGATCTTTGATTTTTGAAAATGAAACTCTTGCCGCATTTACAACGGATAGATCACTACCCATTTTGTCTATCAATTCAATATTCATATTATTAATATATCATATTTTTTTTGATTTGTAAAGAGTGATTGTGCCTGTTTCTGTTACTAGGTACAGGCGAACCCATCAGCAGCTTTAAGCTGCCATCGCTAAATTGTTAGCATTTGTAAATGACATTACGGTGTCAGCGAAATAACTCCAGTTAGTTTTAGTAGCAGTCGAATCTATTCCACCCCTATAATTTCATTGTTATAATGGTGGAGTGGCTGGGTATTGCACCCAGGTCCTCACTAGTTATTATCTAACCTTCAACGTTAAATTTATTATGGTCTGTTTAAAATATGAGTTGCTATGTATTGACAATCGTTTTTAGTAGCTGGAAGTCCAACTTTTTTATCATATAACCATACATATGAATAAACAACTTTATCATCTTTAACAGTACATTTTTTACCAAAAGATAATCTAGGTTCTTTAATTGAACACGCAGTTACTAGTAAACCAGCAACCATTAATATAATTATTTTTTTCATTTTTCCTTTACTTCAGTTTTATTAAATATGTGATACACCATACAAACTTCTTCGTTATCTGGTATTTGTACAGTAGCAGTTTCCTGTGAGCCATCAGCACTATTATATATTGTCACCATAAAAACTACATCACCCTCTGGATGACTACTGCTTCTCCCCAAACCAACATTAGAAACAGTAATATCTCCATCTCTGTTTTTAATGTAACGCTGAACCTCATCAAAGGTTCCACAAATCGCAGGTAAATATCTCCAAAATAAGTCATATTCAGCTCTTACAGGAGAGCTCATCCCTATTAGTATCAGTAAACTGATTATTAACTTTTTCATCTTTTCCTTTAGCTGTTAAGGTCGCAAGTAGAAAATCTAAATCACCTTCTTAAATGTGTATTTCGTACCTAACTTTTGACTTTGTTTTTGTTTAATTCTTCGTAATATTTATAAAAGTTTTGTATGCAAATCCCCAGCTCTTCCTGATAATCTGCCTTGTTTTTTATAAATGTCTGCGCTGTACCATCCTCTGAAGCGATCAATACAACAATTTGTTCAATTGGAGTTTTAAACAATTCTTCATACATCATAGCATAAGCCGTTGTTTGTAAGAAATAGTTTTGTACCCAACCTTCTTCTCTATATTTGTTGGCAGTTTTAAAGTCAATAACTGACAACTTACCATTGTACTCAGCAACACAGTCAACTTGACCTGCGATTGTAAGTTTGGTACTATAAAGTGTTTGTTCTAATAAGTGTACGTTATCTATTTGGTCCACATATGGTTTTAATAATTTAAATAAACCAAGTGGTAATACACTTCTTTCCGATGGAGTTTCACCTTTGATATATTGTTCAACTAGTTTATGTGTAGAAGTACCACGTCTTGCGGCTCTTCCCATTTCCCACTTCGCAACATCTTCACCGATGGATTGTCTCCACTTTTTTAATTCTTCTGTCTTTTTAATTGATAAGATTGAAGTTATAGACGGATAGGATTTACCATCTATTTGATAAAAACGAAAGCCATCTATTTTCTTTCGTTTTGTCTCTGGTAATAATGATTTATTCAAATCAATAAAATTAAATTTTCTAGCCATAATTATCTAATATATCACGTACTTGACAAAAAGTCAAGTCTAAATGCCTTTATCGGCATACATATCGTTTACTTCCTGTTTGGTAGCCTCTTGTCCACCAAATTGTATGTAAGAGTATTTTTCATATTGAGTCTTACCACTTTCATTTCTATAAGCTCTCAAAAACTCTTTTCTGTTCTCTTCAGGATTTTTGTAAGAGCAATGTACCCATCCGCTATTCTTATCTTCTGGATTCCAAAACTCCAAAATCAATTGGTCATAATCTAAATTTTTATCAATATAATGTGCTAACTCCTGATTAGAGATACCAAAAATCTCAAAATCAGCCGCCTGTCCTTTAGCATGCTGTGAATTAACAGATGAGCCTATTGATAAACACAATTCGGCACTTCTAAATCCACTGCTCACTACGACTGGCATGCCATAATGATCTCTTATAGGTTGCAGTATGTTCTCGCATAGTCTTTGTAAACACTCAATCTGCGCTTCGCTAGGGTTGTTGTTAATCCCTTTACGTTCGGCAGTTTGACTAGTTACAAGTTCTCTAAGCGTGAAGCTTTTGCTTAATCTCATATAATTTGTCCTTTGCTATTAATTTAAGTTTCTTCAGGGTTTTCATATCGTACCATGCAGAATTTGATCTATCGTTATTTCTTTTTATTTCTGCCTCATTAACTGCTTTTTTTAGTTCTTTATGTCTATTTTTAGCTGTCATATTATCCCCTTGTTAATTTAAGTATTTTCTCTATTTGTGCCTTAATGATTGGACCTCTATTTGGCCAATGTATATAAGGTTCGTCAGATTTAGAGAGATTATATAAAAATGGTAATATAACCTTTTCAATTTCTTTAAAACGGTTACTTACTTCTTCATTATTGATTTGTGTAGTGACTTGATCTTTTTCTGCCACTATTTGCATTATCTCGTTCATCATAGATTTAATTGATGATACGTCTGACTTAACTTTTGATAATTCTATATTTGAGTTTTCTATTAATTTTGGGTCTACGGAAGGTGTTTCTTGTTTAGGTGCTGATGATACAGGTGTTAAACCCCAATCATCATCTAAATCAAACCCTCGCATATAATCAGGTATATCTGCCATTAAATGGAACCTCCTAAATCCCAAACATCCCAATCTGTATTCAATGTTATTGTATTACTATTAAATCCAAATTGTTCTTCATATTTTTCCACACTTACTTTAATCATATCTTCGTGCACCTTTTTTATCTTTTTGATTTTATTTGGTGATAAAGCTACGTCTGCGTAAGCTAATTCAACACTTCCTATTGTGAAAGTAGGACCTAGTGCAAATTGACCACTACATCCTGTTAATAATACTATACTCAATATTCCTAATAGTTTCTTCATTTCGTTTTACTCCTATTTCGGTGTTTCTTTAATACGTTTTCTGTTTTGACTTGTTTTATGGTCTTTTTTCCATATCTACTTGCTAGTGGAGATTGCGGATGTGCCTCTGCGATTCTACTTAAATTATCTTTCCATCCTCCGTCTGATTTAAATGATATGCCTTGTACTCCACCTACTATATTTAGACTTTTAAGGACCTGTTCTACGTGTGGATTGTGTTCTAAATATGTTTCCATTTCTGAAATAGACATCATTTCGTCCCACTCTTTTTTGGTCTTCTTATTCCTAAATGTGTATATGGGCATTAATTATTGTTTGGTTTAAGAGGGTCTTGTTCAAAGTATTTTTCAATAACATTGATTTGGTCATCATACTTTGCAATAACTTCTAACTCTTTTTCTACAGCATCTAAAACATCTGGATGTTCACCTACACCAATAGCGTTCTTTAAATATATTTCTACATTCATTGAATGCTTTTTTATGTGACCCTTTGCGTGGTCTTTAATTGCCGAGATCATATTTTTTCTATTATATTCAGCCATTATATATTTCTCCTTTATCTATTTGCTTACAGCCTTCAACATACCAAGATGGTGGTGTTGATGGTTCTTTCCATTTGGCAAATTCTCTTTTCTTCATAACATAGTATTTACGATAACTAGCAACTGCGTTACCAGGTATCTTACATTCATCAGGCATCGCTGGAGTAGGATCAGTACCGATCTTACCTAGAGCAATGTTTTGTGGTGGAAGTTTCAATACATCTGCCATTTTAGTAATAGTTAAATGATTTTTACCATATCGTCTTGTATATTCTTCACCTAGTGCAATCATATGTTTATATAACCAAAGATAATTGTATGCTGTATGCATAACCCAAACTGTACTAGGATGTTTTGTATGTGATGCTTTGTACAAATATGTTTCCATATTTGAATTAGGATGTTTCCAACGTTTGATTTTTCTACCATTCGCTGTTTTATCTATGTATTCTATACCGTCAATTAGTCTATGAGCTGTTGATAACATTTGTGCTGATTCAATAATCATTTTAACAACGTGTTTATCACACATCATTTGCGCAGCAACTTTAGGGTCTTTGTCTAGGTAAAATATATTCATTTTTTTGTACTCCACATTTTATCAAGTGCATAATACCATACACCATTTATCATTGGTTCTACTAAAGCGTCAACACCAGCAAGTCGCCAGTCTGCTCCAGTAATTATTCTATTACAAGTCATAGCAATAATAATGTGTCCAATAGTATATACAATCGCTCTACCAATACTTGTTGTTACAAGTGTACCAAGTGTTCTATATATACCATTTCTAAATTCAGTCATTAGTTCTTTAAGAATAAATCCATTCTACCCCATTTTTTACATAGTGTTTTATATACACCATACCAATAGTTTCTTGCCCAATTACTTTGAGCATTTAAGGATGTTTGTTCTGCGCCTTTAATTAGTTTTTCCTGTTTCTCTGTGGAATACAGACGTTTTAAATCTTCTTCAGTTATCATAATAATCATAATCTAATATATCACGTTTTGTCTTTTTTGTCAATCCCTACTTCTGCGTATTTTGATGGTGGTTTTGAAGGACCCTCGTTCCATTCCATAATTTGGTCCAATTTTAATCTTATTTCATCAGGATCTAGCCCTAATTTTACTAAATCTTTGGCATTATATTCTTTAAAAAACGACTCATAGTCTCTATTCTTTAAATCTCTTTTACCTAACTTCTCAAAGAAACTAGTATATGATTTTAACTTCTCTGCTATCTCTTTATTCTTATCTGATAATTTTTTGTTTTGGTCTCTAATCTTCTTCTCATCAAATTTTTTATTCTTTTCTTTACGTTCTCTTATAGTTCTTAAAGATATGTTAGCCGCAATCAATAATAATACAGCTAATGGGTCAAATACAAATATTAATATTAAGATTACAATTCTAACCGCCTCATCAAAATGACTTTTAGCATCATCACCATATATCAATTCAGCGATATATTTGATTGGACCAACCTCTGCTTCAATCTTATCCTGTGCTAATTGTAAACTTGCCTTTTCATCTGTAAGTTTAGCAATCTCATTTGTTGCGTTCTTAATTGCGTTATTTAATTCTGTTCTTTCTGCTTCTTGTTTCTTACGTTCTCTTAACATACGAGTAGCATACTCGTTCTTAACATATACCTCTAAAGTTCTATCTAATTGTTCTAATGTATTTTCTGCTCTAGTGATAATTGTATTTTGTTGTTTAATTTGATTATCTATTACTTCTATTTTGATTGAGTTACTTGATGTTGGTTTAACTTGATCTAGGTGTGCCTTTGATAAGAAACCAAAGATACCCATAGATGTTATGAATATTAAAACTATGATAGCAGAAAATAGATATGCCTTTAATGTTTTTGGTACAAAACTATTTCCCCAATTGTTATATAACCAACTGGCCGCTACTAATTTACCAATCTCTAGTGCTGAACCCATAGCAATAATAGGCATCGCAGCACCAGCAAATAATGTTGCTAGTCCTATGATAGAATAACCCGCAGCAATTAAAGATATTGATATTGCTGATAAAAATGTTAATAGTGTTAAAAACATAATATTATTTATTTAAGTCTTCAGGTTTTTTCTTTGGTAAAGTATCGTTAGATTTTTCTTCTTTTTTAGGTACTTCTTTGACAACCTTATTGACACCTTTGTCGGTAACAATAGCTTCTTCAAACGTTCTTATTTTTTCTATTATTGTAATAACTCTATCAGCATAATCTGGAGTTGTAGAAAATTTTGTTAACGTTGTAATTAATCTAATAGGGTCTAACTGTTCATTCAATATTAACATCTTTGTTCTCATACTTCTAAAGTCTTCGTATGCTGAATGTTCATTTAATAATCTTACATATTCTTTTACACTGTCGCATTTAGTGTCAAATATTCTAACACGCCAAGGATTATTTTTAGGAAAACCTATTGGTAACATACCAGGATGATCGCCCCACGTTCTAATACCAAATAGATTATTTCCTTCTTGCGCAAATCTACTTGTACCCCAACCTGACTCTAATGCGGCTTGAGCAACAATCATTTCTGTAGGTACTCTTTGCATTCTAGGTGTTTCAAAATTTATATAATCAATACACTTGTTTAATGCTTTAACAAATTGTACATCATTATTATAAGCAAATGGTGGTTCATTTAAACCTAATTTGTTTGCCCAATTTGTATAGTGTGATTCTACTTCTACTTTGATTACGTGTTTGGTGTATGGATTTGGATAAAACGAACCAGCAACAAACATTACTATTAAAGCAAATATACTCCATAACCATTTTTTCCATACTGGATACTTAACTTCTTGTTTATCTAATTTTTTAATCATATCTTCCTCACGTAATAATCATAACCAGACCACTCATCACCATCTGCGTCTTTAAACTTAATTGATTTCTTTTGATAAAATATAACATTAGGAACAGATTGTAATTTCCTAAACTTCTTAAATATTTTATTTGATTGTCTCTCTGTGTAATTATCTAACACATCTTTTTGAAAGTTTCCTGTGTAGTATAAATGAGGTTTTTTATCGTTTGACTCTAGGTATTTTGAAACATCAGTTATTGAATTTACAATTTTGTCTTTTAACCAATGATCTAATTCTTTTACTTTTCTTCTCACTTCTGTCATAATATATCTTTCTAAATTATAATGATAATCCGAATTGTTTTAGTTTTGGTCTAAAACTATAAAACAAGGTATTGTGATTACCTGTGTCACCTAAATTTGCCATTTGATATAGGTGTACCATTTCGTGTGCCAATGTATCCACAAACTCTTTTTTGGTTTTGTATTGTGGTAACATTTCTAATTTGTATTGTCTGGTACCTTTTCTTTTCCACTCTTGGATTATAACTTGACCAATACATTTCTGTCTAGCCAAATCTTTAATCTCAACATCAGCAAACGGTGATAACAAGTTATCAAAAACTGCCTCATTGATAATCTTAAAGTATCGTTTAATATCTTTATAGGTTGTATTATAAAGAGATTTACTAAAAGATAAATCTTCTTTGAGACGTTTTTTTATCATCAGTTTTTTCTTTTGTGTGACTGCCATTTCTCTCTCTTATGTTGTCTATAAGTTTCCCAAAGACCTACTGTGAGGCCAGCCATAATTATAATTAACAAATCTTTAGGGATGTATTGATACACCCACTGTAAAAATTCGTGTATGTAAGTTACTGTTTGCATTCGTATGTACCGCCTTTAAGTAATTTACACTTATACTTTGTATCTGCTTTCATTCTCATATCAGCCATAACTTGTTCTAACAAGTATGGTAAGTATTGTTGCATAATACTAATTGAGTTTAGAGCAAATTCGTGAGCAATTTTTTCCATTTCATGCTCAAACAATTTAGAGACATCTACGTTAGTACCATTCGCTTTAGACTGAATAACGTGTCCAACAGTTGCCTCTGTTCTCTCATTCGCATTGGCCAAATTGAAACCCATATTTAAAAAGGCCCAAAGTGTCGCCAACATTAATATAGTCATTAGTTTTTTCATAATATACCTCTCACTTTCTATACTATTTATTCTATACGGATTGAGTGAAAATGTCAATAGTTAATAATGTAATAAAATAAGGGGTTTTTAAGGGGGATACAAATAATCCCCCCTAAAATTAAAGTGATTCTACGCCTTTTTTTGAAACTCGTCAGTCCAATCAAATGCCTCTATAACCATAGAGCCAGTTAATCCTTTATAAAATTTATTTAAATTTTTATTTTTGACTGCAAGTAATACTTTAGCTTCATCTTGGTGAAGACCTTCCAACATTTGTATAAACAAAGTTTCTTTTTTCAACTTGTTTAATTGTGGATCAGCGCCCTCTACAAAGTGCCATAATCTTTTGGCTTCTTGTAGAAGATAGGTATGTTCTGTTCCCGCAGGAGCTTCATTCGCAATATACGGTGGGTCACCCTCTGGTAAATCCCATTGTATCTTTGGATCAAAAGCACCTTTAAGAATTTGTCTCATCGCAGGACTATCGTTCTGCTTAAGTATCTCTATCTTTTTAGGTTTGTCTTTGGCGTTGTTTATCTTCGTAAAGATTTCACTTACTAAAGGCGCACTACTTGTGCTTGTTGCCATTGCGGCTAAAGCTGACTTTGATAATGCGTTATTTTGTGCCATAATTTACTCCAATATATATTGTTCAAAAATCATTAATCTTATCAATCAACGACTTTAGTTTATTCTTTATGAAGTAATCTAACAGTTGCGACCTGTTCTTAACTTCATACTTTATAAACATATTCTTTATATCATTATATATAAGACCAGGAATTAAGTCCAAGTCTATCAATTTTTTATTCCTATTATAATACTTCCTCGTTTCACTTCCTAGTGGTATATCTTTTATATTACTCCACTCTTCTAATCGTTTCTTATTAATAGGTCTTTGTTTCTCACCCGTAACAAATATATCATCTGGACTTAATATGTTTGGTATGCCATCTGATCTATCACCTTTTATTACTTGTTCGTGTAAGAATTTTATAGGGTCTAAATCTTCCCCTACAAATTTCTTTTGAATAGGACTATACTGTTTTACATTCTTATATTTTTGTAATTGTATAAAGTCTTTATCACCAGAAACTATCAAAATCTTTTCATCTTTATAATGTTCTTTTGTAAGAACAGCAATTATATCATCTGCTTCAATTCCATCTTTGTGTAATACTACGTATGGAAAGTTATCTGCTATTTCATTTCTTATATCTGCAATAGTTTGAAATATGTTGTCCCAATTCTTATCTGAATCTTCTCTACCTTTACGTCTTTGATATTTGTAGTGTGGAAATAGTGTCCTTCTCCAAGGATCTGCTCCATCAGCACACAATACTTGTTTACCATACTCATTTCCAAATTTTATATTGTAACCTCTTATAGAATTTAATACCATTAATCTTATCATATCTTTGTTAAGATCATCTGTCTTACCTCTGGTTTGTGCCATAAGGTTTGATATTAAAACTTGATTTAGGTCTACTAGTATCATTTAAATAATCCGTAAACTGGATTTTCCTTTTCTTTTTCTTCTAATTCTTTTTGTCTTTTTTCTTTTTCTATTATTCTTGCACCCACAGATAACGCAATAAAAAATCCTATTACCGTTAATGTAGTTCCTATAATACCTAATAACAATCCGTATTCAAGTGTCATAGATATTTTTTCTTATACCATTTATAAAATGGTTTGTCTTCAAAATATTCAGCAATTAAACCAGCAGGTACTTGATCGCTTCTAATACAAGTTGCTAAATCTTCGTACTCTGATTTCTTTATACTGGTAGTGTTGCTACGCTTTGACACGCCTTTGCCCAATCTCTGCATATATCCATTACTCTCAATCTATTTTTTAAGTTTATTCTTTTATTATCTATTAATGTTTCAAAGTGTTTGTCAATTCCAGAACCTAGTTGTAAATTTATATGTTTCTTAAATTTGTATTTCTTAAACTCTTCAAACGCTGTAACAACGTGGTGTTTTTGAAATGGTTGATTTAACTCGTACCAATCTTTTTCCCAAAAGAATTTTGTAACTTTCTCATCCAAGTATGGTGTTATAAAATTTTTATTATGTTGTATTGCTATTCTATGATGCCAATTATAACCTGCTCTATTGTTAACATCAAAATAATTCTTTCTAAACTCATCAAACTTTTCTTTTGATTTTCCTTTTGTATAATGTAAAATTGCTTTCTTACTTATACCATAGTAACCATCTGCTGCCCAACCACTTAAAACTTCTTCCTCTTCTATCTTTGGATAGATATGTAAAAATGGAAAACAACATTCAAAATGAGTTTTCTTTTGACATTCTATATCTTTGGCTAATCTTATAAAATCTTTTTCTAATGTATCTAAAGGTATTGGAATTAGTTTTAATTTCCAATTCTCTCTAACAGCGACTTCTGCGGCTTTCTTTGCGTCATAACTCATATTGCCTTTTAAATAAAAACTATATGCAGTTATTCTTTTACCTAATCTCTTTGCTGCGAATGCGACAGATAAACTATCTACCCCACCAGATAATAATACAGCAACATCTGTGTCTTTACTATATTTGTCTATGTGGTCTATAAGAAGTTTATCAATCATATGAAAATCAGTGGGCGCCGTAGCGCCCACCTTTACCGTGATTACTGAGCATCAATCGGATTTAAATCCGACTTCTTTACTCTGACAACGTGGTTGTCATATTTGTATGGAGTGCCATACAATTTTTGGATTCCAGCAGCGATAATCGCTCTAGTTGGAGTTCCAATTCTGTAGTAAGTTCTATCGTTTCTACCTTTTAAACCATAGACCATATAGCCTTCAGCTCTTAAAGTATCTACCATAGCTCTAGGAGAAGTTAAGTCGAATCTACTTCTTAAAGTAGTCCACGCAACTTTCTCACCTTTTTGAAGAAGATTTAAAACTTTTTGTTTTTTAGATAAAGTTTTTCTTCCTCTAGTTTCAGCAACTGCTTTCTTTCTAGTTCCAACAGTTACAAGTTCGTCTTTTACGAACAATGATTTAATATAATTTAACATTATATATTCTCCTTTTCAATAACTATTTTACTACCTGTTAAGGCGATTCCATTGGGAATTTTGTTACTTGGTGTCATCTGGTAAATCATCACCTTTAAATATACCACCGCCATCCTGTAAATCTTTTAACTCTTCTTTCATTTCATTGGACAAAGGTTTCTCTGCTCTTTGTACCGTAGGTAACACAGCACCATAATTAAGTTTTGCTGTTGTAGTACCGTTTCTATTTACTCTCAATGCTACCATTTTATCTGATAACTTTTGAGCTGGATGAGCGACACCAAAATCTCTATAAATTAAACCTCTTAAACAATCTATTAACAACGCCAAGTCTTTTGTAAACGTATGTTTCTCTGACTTTATAGCTAGATCAACAAATGCTTTTAATAAGTTCATTGCAATATCGTCAACTGCAGTCTCAACAAATTTTTTAGTTTGTTGTAATGCTATCTCATTACTATTTTGTCTATTTCCTACTTTACCAGGATTAACAATTTTATTAAGTGGAAACAAAACTATATTTTCATCTTTATCTTTAGTCAATGAGATCACCCTTAAAGTTTACCTTTCCTTGTTTTTCAAAATATTCTACTAATTGATTATAACCGCCAATTAGTTCACCATCAATTTTTATTTGAGGCATTGATCTAACCTTTTTACCAATATCTTCTAATAGTGCGTCAACACTTGAAAATTCTTCTAACTTCTTCTCTGTAAAGTTAAGGCCAAGGTTCTTTAGTAAGGTCTTGGCCTTAACACAGTAACCACAGTTTAGTTTACTATAAACTATTATTTCCATCTGTAGTTTTTTCCTCTTTTTTAGACATCAATTTATCGTAAGCAATTTGTGCTTTCTCTTTTAGATTGTAAGCGTCAACTGCTTCTGATATTGTGAAATTATACATCTTATTGTATTCGCCTAAAGGTAATCTTAAACCAACCCAAGCTCTATAATACTTTTGATTAGTCATTGTAACATCCTGTTCAAAGATTTCATAACCTCTAACTGGTGTGTCTTTGATTACGTTTACGATTGTTGATTCCACTTCTGATACAATAGTCTTTGTATGTGTCTTACCTAACTCGGTAATAAACTGTTTAGACTCTTTGTTCATTTCACCTTTTATAATATCAGCCATTTCCGCTTTGGCAATCATCTTTGCCTTTTCAATAGCCAAGTTTAGATCAGGTGAAACAGCAGTACCAACTCCAAAGATACATAACTTATCTTTGCCCTTACCAAATCTCGCAGTATCACAGGCTTTTCTTTCAGAATAGTCTGCCATATACCAGTTTGGCACTTTATTCAACACTTTACCTTTTTCAGATTTAATGTTGTAGTGAGTAGAACAATTAGCCAGTAATACTGACATTGCAATTATACCCACAATTTTGATATAGTTTTTCATTACTTTTTCACACTCCTCTCTATATCATATAGGGTTTCCTTCAAAAAGTCAAGTCCAGATTGTAGATAACCTAATGACTCTGCCATAGATAAATCTAGGACTATGACTGAAAGAAGACATAGAATAATGATATTTCTTATCATTGTACCTCCCATTCACCGTTCTTTTTAAGACACGTCTTTCCGAACGATTTAAAGACGTGTTTTGGTCTACTATAATACCTACAATACTCTGGTGTAGATACATCGGCATAGTAGAAATCTGCGAAGAGTTGCCAATAGGTAGGTCCATCAAACTTTTTTCTACCATCTGCACACTCTAAAACTTCTTCTTTCATAATAGTATCACCCTTTTGTTTTATTATAACTTTAACAAAACAATATTGACCTCCAGTATTTTTAGGGTCAAGTTCTACTATCTTTTTGTGATAAACAGAATTATCTGTTTCTGCCTTTTCTATCTTATCTAAAATCTTATAAACTTTATCACCAGTTTTATCTGTAATTAAATTTGTTTCTACTTTTGGAATAGGATATGTTTTACCTGATAAGTCGTGGTTGTCTGCTCTGGCAACACCCCATATTAACATACCAAAATATATTGTGGCAACAATAACAATGTACCAAAACATACTATCTCTTAAATGACTATCTTTTTTTATTTTCATTAATGTTTACCTTTATATTCAAC